TTCCGATCTGAAGGAATGAAATGCATTAAGGTTAGAAATTTAATTTTTGGAGGACAAGAAGATGAGTAATCCAGATACAACAAGAATTTTTAATTACCCAGAAGTGACAACGCCAGCTCCTGATGCCAAGATTCTTCTTGATAGTCAGACAGTTGGTTCAAAGTGTATAGATGCGAATCTGTTCCGTTGTGACCTTATTGATAAGACAATCACACAGCGAGGTACATTTGAAGCTTCGGAAGATGATGCGGATGGATTCAAAAAAGTAGTGGTTGATATTCCTTATACAGATGTTCATGTAGCATCAGGTCCAATCGCAACATTCGATGGGGAGGATTTACCATTAAAATCCCTCACCGTATCAATCGAACCCGTGCAGGCAGGAAGCGGAGACCCAAGCCCTACGAATGTAAGACATATAAGCGGACATACAGAGGCGAATGTGACAAGATGTGGGAAGAATTTGTTTTCTTACAATAATGGCTTTTATAATATTTATTATACTTATAATACTCCAACAGGAGACGGTTCTTTTGTAACCTTACAAAATGCAGGTGGGTGGAAGAGTGTTAAGATTAAGGTAGAAGGGTTATCAAAAATAACCATAAGTGGATTTATGAGTCAAGGTGGTGTTAGTAGTGCGTGGCTAGGTAGTGATGATTTTAATGATATAATTAGCACTTTTAGTTCAGTTTATAACAATGGAACAAAACAAGTGCCAAGTGGGGCAAAGTACTTAGTGTTAGGTGTATATAACATATACACTAATTATGAAACATATCCAAATGCTCAAATCGAGGCGGACGATACCGCAACCACCTACGAACCATACGCAGGCAAAACCACCACCATACCATTCACGGATGGACAAGGGCAGAGCGTGGAAGTGTTCGGTGGTAGTGTAGACGTAGTTAATGGTGGGGAACAACAGAGGACACTTGGTAAGATAATATTTGATGGTTCAAGTGACGAGAATTGGTTATCATACGCATATGGATATTATATCTACTGCGAAGATATGAAAAGTGGTACTGATTTAGATGGACTCTGCAATATGCTTACAAAACAAACATCAATAAGTAGGTTAGGATTTAAGTTAGGCAGTAACAATAAGTTTATATATATAAATCAAGTACAAAATGAATGGGGAATAAGTGATGTAAGCGAATTAAGAAGTTTTCTTTCGGAAAAAAACTTACAGTTTACTTATCCACTCGCCACACCAACAACATTCTACACACAGCCAACCTCTATCAAGTCTCTTGATGGTGAGAATAATATTTATGCAAATACTGGTGATGTGGATGTTGAGTATCAGACAGTATGGGTAAGACCAACCGAATAGGAGGAAGATGCCTATGATTTCAAATAGTGGACACGATGAACGAGGAAAGGCTTCCGGAGGACAGGCAGGAGACCAGACCGGAACAGAATGGCAGATTCGTTCCTGGTATAATCGGCCTTGGGATTGCATCCTAAGACACCCGGACAAGAACGTCAGGAAGATGATAGCTCAGTTTGCCCGTTCAGCTGCTAACAATAATAACATCGGATATAACCAAGGTGACAGGCTTTCATTTTGGAAGGCACTAACCACTTCCGAATACAATCCTGCAAATATAAAAACCAAATGCAACTCAGACTGTTCAGCCGGAGTGACTGCAATCGTCAAGGCGGTGGGACATATCCTGGAGCTCCCGAAGTTAGAAGCTCTTTCACCAACTAACTATACAGGAAGCATGAGAGCGAGTTTCAGGAACGCTGGCTTTACAGTCTTAATTGAGGATAAATACCTTACTTCCGACAAGTATCTGATTCCAGGTGATATCCTTCTGAACGAGTCACACCACACCTGCATAAATCTTGATTATGGCGAAAAGGTAAAGCCATACGAGGGCTGGGTGATGGATGATAAGGGATGGTGGTATCAGCTTTCCGATGAATCATATTATAAGGATGGATGGTATGAGATAGATAATAAATGGTACTGGTTCGATGCCAAGGGATATATGGCTGCTAACGAATTCATTGAATCAGCTGATTATCCAACCAATGGTCGCATCTACTATGTAGATAAGAACGGAATATGGGATGAAAAAATATATCGCTGGCAGAAGGACAGCAAAGGCTGGTGGCTTTCCGAAGTAGGAGGCAAGTGGTACGCTCGGAACGAGTGGATTATGCTTGAAAAAGAATGGTACTACTTCGATGATAAGGGCTATATGGTCACTGGCGATCAGATTATTGGTGGCAAGGCTTACCATTTCACCCAAGATGGTTGTCTTTCATAATACCTTCTCGCTGAGAGTCTTCTTAACCGGAGGCTCTCTTTTCATTTCGAGGGGAAATTAAGGGGAAATTAAGGGGAAATAAAAGGGTAAAAAGGGGAAATTCGGGACAAAAGGTTCAAGTGCGGAAACCTCAGAAAATGGCTAAAATAGTGGGGTTTGCGTGTACTTTAGCTAAATTACGAAAACCTTGTACAAGTCCCATCTCCCGCACTGATAAATCGCTCGGAAGTGGCTAAAATAGTGGCTTCCGAGTTTTTTATTTTTTGCAAGGGGAAATAAAGGGGAAATTGAAAGCACAGCAGACACCTTTTTGAGGGTGAAAACTGTGCTTATTTTGACTATAAGACCTTGGCCATATCCAGGTATTGATTGTCACGTTCCTGAAGCTCCTTGGTCATATGCAGATATATTTTCTTGGTAATCTTGGAACCTTCGTGTCCGAGCATTCTGGAAACTGTCTCAAGTGGTACTCCGTCAGCAATCAGAAGAGAAGCTGCTGTGTGTCGGAGTGCGTGAGTGGTTATCTTCCGACCAATAGTTTTTTGGGATAGGTTAACGAGGTACTTGTTGAAGCTATAATATTCCAAATGCTCGCCTTTGCTATTGCAGAGAAACAGATCCGTCCTGACTCCATTCTTAAAGGTGTACTCACGCATCCAGTTCCTTATTTCCTTGATCAAGGCATCCAGCTCCTTCCGAACATATACATCTCTGTTGGATGAGGCTGTCTTCGGAGATCCTATCTTCTCGGTCGTAATCTGATAAGTTGCAGTTACGTGGATGTATTCATCTATGTCGGAATCTTTCAGGATTATGGCTTCTCCAACTCGTAAACCGGAAAGAACCATGAAGTGAAGTAAATAATGCCAGTGTGGACAGTCCTCAGAGGCTTTTAACAAGGCTTTTAGTTCTTCCTTCTCCAAATACTTGTCTTCAATTCTTTCGTGCTTATTATCGGGCAGAGAGCGTAGTTTATCGATAACTTTTCTGTCGGAAAGATAATCGTTCATAAATGCCCAGTTCAGCATCGCCTTGAAGCGTGAGAGATATTCGTTATAGGTGTGGTTCTCTTCGGAGTGTTCCGAGATAACCTTCTTGATGTGTGTGACCGGAAGATCATTGACGTATATATCCTCACCCATCCACCCGATTAAACGCTCGAGAGAGGCTTTATTCCTTTTAAGGGTACTCTCTTTTAAGATTCTCTTTTTCTCGTCTAAATAACGCTCACAGAGCCTCCTGAGGGTGATATTTTGCACCTCGCTGTCCAATATGATATCATCAAGCCTTTCCTCGAGCATTCTCTTGGCAAGTTTGTAGTTTGCAGCGGACTGCTTATCCAGGATCACAGAGAGTGTTTTTCTCTTCCTGGTAAGCTTATCTGTATATGGCATTCTATATTTGCACCTTCCGTCTGGGAGAAGCTCCTCGTATAATTCGACTTTGGATCTACTCATTAGGCACACCACCTTTCCGTTTTTCCATATCATATAATGCTTGTGCATATGCTAGGATTTGTCGGTTGGAATCTTCCTTGACTTCATTCATTATCTCGATGACCTTCTGCTGAAATTCATTCTGATCAATAATGAAATCATATTCGATGCGATTTTTCTTATCTTTAATCATATTGTCATCTAGATCCATCAACCAAAGGGGGTTGCATTGTAAAACATTGGCTAATCGGACAGCTGTCTTATTAGTCGGACATCTATTTCCATTGACGTAGTGACTGATTGCAGCTTCCGTCATACCAACTTTATCTGCCAGTTCTCTTGCCTTTAGTTGTCTCAATGTAAGTATGTAGTTGAATCGCTTTGCAATCTCGGGATATTTCATAAGCTTCCTCCTTTCAGTGTAGTTATATTATAAGATAAATTTGTAAAGTTTACAAATAAAACTTAACAAAATGTTAAAAAGTTATTGACAAACAAACTTAACAGGGTGTAAAGTATATCCATAAGGTTAAGAAAGGAGGTCATAAATGTTTGATTATAGCAAGTTGAGAGGCAGAATTGTGGAAAAATATGGTTCTATATCAAAGTTCAGCGAAAAGCTCACAATTTCAAGAACTTCTGTTGATCTAAAGCTTAATAATAAGGTTGACATCAGCAGAGCAGAAATCCTTGAATGGAGCAAGTTGTTAGATATCAATGCTGATGAGTATAGTTCTTATTTTTTTACGGAAAAACTTAACAGCGAGTAAAGTGGAGGGAGGCTGCATATGTATCTTAAGTCAAGCGATATAAGAGAAAAATACAATATCGGCCGGAACACAGTCTCCAGGTTGATCAATGAAATGATTGAGTCAAAGAGATATCCGGCCAGTGCAATCATCGGAGGCACCTGCCGAAGAGTGGATGCGGATGCGATACAGGACTATATGGAGAATCGAAGCTTTTTGCAGCATCCAAATATGAGGAAGTATGTGAAGCCATACAAGAAGGGAGTTTGAATGGAGAAGAGAGTATTAGAAAAAATGATGTTCGGAACATTTTTGTTCTTCGTGATCTTTACGATAGCAGGATGGTATATGCACATTCCTATGCTCTTCGGTTCCGGAATAACACTCTTCGTGATCAGTATGATCTGTTGGCTTGAGTTGGATGCAATAGACACGAGGCACAAGAAGTTAGAGAGAAAGTACAAATAAGGAGGCTATTATGAATGAAATTAAGAAAGAGATAAAGGTTGAGGTTGGATATACACGCTTCACCTTCGAGGATGTGAACGCAGCTGTGTTGTTTGCCGAGACTGCAGCAAAGTTCATTAACAAGGATCGTGGTTATGACGATGTGAAGATATCAGTTACTTTCACGCAGGTTGAAGAAGAGGAGAATGAGGATGAATAGTCTTACAGATTTGAACGAAATCCTATTCCGACAGATCGAGAGGATTGAGAACGAGGATCAGACGGATGAGGAGCTGGAGGCTAATATTCGGAAGTCGGAAGCAATAACGAAGCTATCAGCACAGGTCCTTGGTTCCGCAAAAATTGCCCTGGATGCTCAGAAGCAGTTTGACGAGTATGGAACCGGAAGGACGGTCGATATTCCGCTCCTTGGAGTAAGCAATGCCGGACTGATGCTTGAGAACAAGAACCTCAGGAGAAGATTAGCGGAGAAGGAATCATATGATTAAGTGGAAACAGAATCCGGATATGGTCGCATATATGATGGAAATCATTCCTGGTCACGAAGAAGGTGAGATCAGGGCGATGTTCCTGGAGAAGTTTGGAATAGTGCTGACCAAGATGCAGATCAAGAACTTCAAGATCAACTACCATATCAGTTCCGGAACACATGGCGGAAGGTTTCCAAAAGGACATATTCCACAGAATAAGGGAAAGAAGATGTCTCCGGAGGTATATGAGAAATCAAAGAAAACAATGTTCCATAAAGGACACACTCCAGTAAACCATAGACCAGTCGGTTCCGAAAGAATAAACGTATATGGTTATACGGAAATAAAGGTCGCAGAACCAAGCAAATGGAGACTCAAACAGAGAGTCATATACGAGGAGCATTATGGAGTGGAGCTGACCACGGATGATGCGATAGTTTTCCTGGACGGAAACAAGCAGAACTTTGATATCGATAATTTGTTCAGACTGAGCAGAGCTGCACTCGTGAGATACAACCAGGATGGATTTTATTCAAACAACTCCGAACAATCAAGAGCAGCTGCACAGGTTGCAACACTTAAAGCCACAATAAATAAAAAGAGAAAGGATATGAAATGACACTATACGAAATCACACAGGACTATCTTCAGATCCAGCATATGATGGAAGATCCGGAGTTAGATCCACAAACACTTGCCGACACGATGGAAGGCATTGAGGGTGAGCTGGAAGTCAAGGCCGATGGATATGCAAAGGTTATTCGGAACATGGAGTCCGATATTTCCGCAATCAAGGCAGAAGTGACAAGGCTTTCCGATAGAAAGAAAACCATCGAGAAGAATATACAAACATTGAAGCTTGCTCTGCAGAAGGCAATGGAGATAACCGGAAAGACGAAGTTCAAGACAGAGCTGTTCAGCTTCGGAGTAAGAACCAACACTCCTGCAGTTGTAGTGGATGAGCAGTACATCGAGAACATTCCGGAAAGGTTCCTGAAGTATTCCGAACCAACCATCAACAAGGTTGCCATCAAGGAAGCGATTCAGAACGGAGAGGATCTCGAGGGACTTGCCCACCTGGAGCAGGGTTCGAGTTTGATGATTAAATAGCGAGAAGGAGGAGTGAAAGATGATACCAGTATTGATAATAGGTAAGTCAGGAAGTGGAAAGACGTACAGTCTTAAAAACTTCAAAAAGGATGAAGTCGGAATCATATCAGTTGAAAAGGGAAGACTGCCATTCAAGTCAGATCTTCAGGTCGCAAAGGTTCCGGCAAACTTCGATGGTGTTAAGGATTATGCCACACTGTACAGAGCAAAGTATGCCTGGATATTAAAGGCTATTGAATCCGGAAAGTTTAAGAGTGTTGTAATAGATGACTCGCAATATCTTTTAGCCAATGAGTTATTCGACAGAGCAGCTGAGAAGGGCTTTGATAAGTTCACTCAGATGGCTGCTAACTTCCGAGGCCTTATTCATGCCATCAATGAGTCAGAAGATGAGAATAAGATAGTTTACTTCCTGCATCATACCGAAATAGATGCTGATGGAAGAGAGAAGGCTAAGACTATCGGAAAGATGCTGGATGAGAAGCTGACCATTGAGGGTTGTTTCGATATCGTCATCTACTGCCAGGATCACAAGTTCTATACACAGACCAACGGACAGTCAACTGCCAAGACTCCTGAGGATATGCTGGAGCTTGAGATTCCGAATGATCTGAAGGCTGTGGATGTAGCGATAAGGGAATATTACGGACTAAATAAATAAATTTACTTATAGGAGGAACTAACAATGATTAAAGTACCAACTTACAACAAGGAGAACAGAAAGAAGCCTACATACTTCTCACAGCTTCCGAAGGGAGCATATGTATGTAAGATTCTGCACATTGAGGAAAGAGATAGCAAGGCCGGTAATCCGATGATCGTGATTAACTTCGATATTGCAGAGGGAGAGCATAAGGATTTCTACAAGAAGCAGTATGAGGCTAATGAGAATGAGGATAAGCACTGGAGCTATGATGCTATGTTCTATCTCAGTGTGCCTTATGAGGGTTGCAAGCCATTCATTACGGAGCAATGGGATACATTCTGGGCAAACATTGAGGATTCTAACAATGGTTATGTCTTCGATGGTAATGAGAAGAAGATTGTCGGAAAGACATTCGGAGGAGTGTTCCGACTTGAACAGACAGAATCCAACAATGGCAATATATATGACCACACAAGACTGGCTTACACCACAATATCTCAGGACGTAAGGGACGGAAAGGTCACAAAGCTTCCGAAAGATAAACTTGTCGGAAATGAACCACTCAACTCTGATGACTTCATCAATGCCGGAACTGACTCAGCTATGGAAGATCTCCCTTGGAAGTGATGCCTATGGATAACTTCGAGAAGGATGCTATCCTCAGGAGCTTCGAGATAATAGTTGATACAAGGGAACAGGAAACCTACAGAGCTTCATCACGCTATGAGGCTCTAGGAGTTCCGTACTATCGTCAGACGTTGAACTATGGTGACTACACCTACAACGTGAAGATTGATGGAAAGGACATATTTCCGACAGAAGGCAGGGTGAGTGGCCTATGCGTTGTGGAGCGTAAGCAGAACCTTGACGAGCTTGCCAACTGCTTCACAAGAGGCAGGGAGCGGTTTGCAAGGGAATTCGAACGAGCTTCCGACAACAATGCCAAGGTTTATCTCCTGATCGAGAATGGCAGCATAGACATGATCCTTGCCGGACAGTATCGCTCCAGGTTCCGACCAAAAGCCTTCCTCGCATCTCTGATTGCCTGGGAGGTCCGGTACAATCTTACGACTATATTCTGCGAAGCATCAAACTCGGGAAAGATCATCAAGGAAGTATTGTATAGGGATATCAAGGAAAGACTAGAGAGAGGAGAGTTCGGATGAAGAACGAAGTGAAAAAAGAGTCGGCTGTGGTCTTTGTTAGCCAGCTTGAGCTAATTAAAACTTTGCCAAAAAATCAGCAATTAGACTTCTTATATGCACTTTTTGACTATGAAATGTACGGAATCGAGCCAAAACCGTCATTATTTTCAAAAAATAAGATACTTGAAGCAATTTGGCTGATGTCAAAACCTTTAATCGATAAAAGAATCAAGTGGGTTGAGAATGGCAGGAAAAATGGCTTAAAAGGTGGGGCTCCGGTGGGTAATCAGAATGCAAAGAAGAGCAAAAACAACCAAAAAACAACCAAGAAACAACCGACAAACAACCAAAAAACAAGCAAAAACAAACTGTATAAGGATAAGGATAAGGATATGGATATGGATAAGGAATATCCTTATCCTTCCAGGATATCGCTTGATGCGTATCCTGTCGGAACGGATATAAAGGATGATTATATAGATAGAGAAGATGAAGAACTACCAGTGGATGAAAATGGAAACTGGATATGGCCAGATGAATGAGAAGGGGATGCTTAATGTATGAATTTAGACCAGAGGATGCAGAGAGATTTGCGTGGGAGAATCACTTTCAGACTAGACGGGTAAGAAATGAGCTGGTTTTTGTCAAATGTCCATATTGCGGAAATGAGAGTCGGAATGATAAAGATAAGTTTGCTATCAATCTGAGAACAGGACAGTTTAAATGCCTAAGAGCTTCCTGCGGAGTCAAAGGGAATATGCTCACACTGGCAAAGGACTTCAATTTCTCATTGAGTAAGGATGTGGATACTTATTACAAGATAGGTCCTCAGAGACATTATAGGGTGTTTAAGAAGCCTAAGGTCATCGAACCAAAGGATGCAGCCATTGAGTACATGAAGGGAAGAGGCATCTCAGAGGATGTTCTTCGGAAATATCAGATCACTGCAGACGAGAAGGGCAATATCATCTTTCCATTCTTTGATGAGAATGAGGAGCTTCGGTTTGTTAAGTATCGAAATCCGCATCCTGAGGAAGGTGAGAATAAGGAATGGTGCGAAGCAAACTGCAAACCGATTCTGTTCGGAATGAGTCAGTGTGATCCAAATGTCAAAACGCTGATTGTTACGGAAGGACAGATTGACAGCTTATCAGTTGCAGAGGCTGGCTTCAAGAATGTGGTATCAGTTCCAACCGGAGCAAATGGATTTACCTGGGTTCCTCATTGTTGGGATTGGATGAGTAAGTTCGATAAGATCATTGTTTTCGGAGATCACGAGAAGGAACATATCACGCTCTATCACGAGATTGCTGCGAGGTGGAAGTATAAGACCTGGCACGTTCAGGAAGAGGACTATAAGGACTGCAAGGATGCAAATGAGATTCTGCAGAAGTATGGAGCTGAACAGATAAAGAAGTGTATCGGAAGAGCAGTTCAAAAGCCTATCCTAAGAGCCAAGGATCTAAGTATGGTTGAATATATCAATCCATATGACATTGAGAAGCTTTCTAGCGGAATCAGAGAGTTGGATAAAACGCTTTGCGGAGGCTTACCTTTCGGACAGGTGGTACTTCTTACCGGAAAAGCTGGCGATGGTAAAAGCACTTTTGCTAGTCAACTGCTGCTTAATGCCATTCAGAACGATTATAAGTGTTTTGCTTATTCCGGAGAACTACCTAATTATCTTTTCAAAAGCTGGCTGGACTATCAAGCAGCTGGTGCAAGCAACACTTATGAAGAGTGGCACAAGTGGTCTTATGAGAGGCCAAGGAGAGTGAAGACGGAAGTCCTTGAGAAGATAACCAAATGGTATAAGGGCAAAATTTGGATCTACAACAATACTGCCGGAGAGATGGAAGAGGACGGAAGTCTGATGAGTTTGCTCGAACAGGTAATTAACCAGTATAACGTCAAAGTCATTCTCCTGGATAACCTAATGACAGGACTCGACCTGGAGCCAAGTATCGGATCAGATAAGTTTGATAAGCAGAGCATATTCATGAAGAAGCTTGCAAGACTGGCACTGAGGTATGAGGTGCTGATTATCCTTGTAGCACATAAGAGAAAAGACACAGGACATATAAGCGTAAATGAAAGTGTGAGTGGAACTGCAGATATCACGAACCTTGCTTCAATAGTTCTGAGCTATGAGAGAAGCAAGAGGGAGGATGTCGAAGACGATGAGAGGCTTTTGAAGGTGACAAAAAACAGATTGTTCGGAATAACAGATGAGTACGGTCTGATCATGAAATATGACAAGATATCGAAGAGGATTTATACAACCGACTTCGAGAAGGATAGAGAGTATGGGTGGAAGGATGATGCTGATCAGGAGCCAGCGATAGAACCACCACCATTTTAGGAGGCTAATAATGCAGAAGAGTTTTACGAAGGACAGCTTGGAAAGGGAAATGGTTGTCGCATTGTGGGATATGTTCCAAAAGTTTTGGATTCCGGAACTAAAGGATATCTACTGGAAGGAGCTGATTGCTGCAGTGGATGAGTTCACAGCCAAGTTTCAGGACATACCTGGCAACCTTGCAACCAAGATAGCAGTCGACTTCATAGAAGCAAAAGAGACAGAGTTAAGGGAGGCATCTGATGATTAGAATATTATGGTTTGTTATCGGAGCGGTTGTCGGAATGATCATAACTGCTTTGGTATCAGCTGATGAGACTATACAGAGGAGAGATGGAAGGATTAAGTATATAAACTATGATGCAGCGATGCAGGAGATCAGGAGCTACTGGATAGCGTGTAAGAAGGACTGGAAGGATGACAACTGTGATCTGTACTTCGAGGGCATCATGGATATTTTAAATAACGAGGTGGAATATGGATTTATGGGTTCAGAATATCAAAACAAAGGAGTGTTGGAAGACAACGAAGGAAGAGGCTGATAAGCTTTGCCAGCTTGAGGATATCGGAATGTATAGATTCTATCCGATATGTCCGAAGGATGCTCCTACGATGGAGATACCGGAGCAGGACTTTGAGCAGTTGAACATATTCGATTACGAGGAGACTCGTGAGTGTGGAAATTGTAAACACGCTATCAAGCGGAGCCAGTTCGACAAGGATCTGATCGGAAAGTGGGCATATGGATATAAGTGCAGTCTTACAGACAACTATATGCAGGTATCAATGAGTTGTGATAAATGGGAGGGAAAAGAGCAGTGAATAGAGTAATAGGCTTATGTCTGCTGTTAGTGGCCTCGATGCCATTATGCGGATATAAGGAAGATGAAGAGGCTACGATCACAGATGCCGGATGCGAGAGTGTATGGAATTGCGAAGTATATTATCCAACCGAAGTTATTATCGCTGCACAGGAGCGTGAGTTCGAGCTTCCAGGTGTTGTTATATCGGAACCGTTTAAGGTGTACGAGGCCGAGGAAGTAGCAACAGTCAATCCACCAGCTGCTGAACATCTGACACAAAGCAAAGGAGTGTTTTACGGACCATCCGGCAAGGAAACATACTACAACCTCAATATGAGCAGAGTTGTGGGATATATGCGAGAGCTTGGTTATTCGGAAGAGGAATATCCTTACTGGGTTCGAGAGGATGGATGCAAGATGCTCGGAGATTATGTGATGGTAGCTGCTGATCTCGGAATCAGACCAAAGGGAACAATCCTTGAGACTTCTCTCGGAACTGCAATAGTGGTCGACACAGGAAGCTTTGCAAGGCATGACTCGACAATGTTGGATATCGCTGTGAGCTGGTGATGGATATAAATAAGCGGAAGAAGTGTATTTATCTGAAAGTGACAAATGATGAATATGAGCATCCGGTGTTTATGGGAAACATTAAGGAGCTGGCAGAACATGAGCATATAACGATCAGTGCTATTTATTCTGCAATCAGCAACTTTGAACATGGGAGGCTCAAGACTACGAGATTCAGGAGGGTGAGATTGGATGAAGATGTCGAATGAGGAAGCTGTTAAGAGATTAAAGATAGACAGAGACACGTTAGGACCATATAGCGAAGAAGCTGCAGAGGTTTACAACATCGCTATCAATGCGATTGAGAAGGTTGCAAGGTACGAGAAGATGATGGATGAGTTACTTGAGCCAAAATACGGAGATTACATTCAGCACAAGTTCACACATGAGTATGGCGATGTGGTAACAGTTGAGGATTTACGTTATACGTTTGATGAGTACAGGAGGGGTGAGGAATGACACTTGATGAAGCGATACAAAAAGAGGAAGCCCTTGCGTATTCATTCGGAGAGAGATACAAGCGACTTGGTGAGCCTGTCGGAGATTTGCAGGAGTTGGAAGCTGAGCATAGGCAGATGGCGGAATGGCTGAAGGAACTGAAAATACATAGGGTAATACACGATGCGTTATTACAATTTATGGTGGATTCAGGCTCCGATATTTGCTGTGACGAGTTGATGAATGATGAAAATGAAAAACTTATTTGTGAAGAAAACTGCGAGAATCAAACAAAAAATTGTTGGGTTAGATGGGCAAAGTTAACAGCAAGGGAGGTAAACGCTGATGATAACACTTGATGAAGCAATAAAGCATTGTGAGGAAGTGGCACATCAAAACGAGATACTAATGAAACGATATGATGATGCAAGTGGGTACAACAGAAGTCACAACGAAAAAATCAGAACTGATGATGCAAAAGGTTGTGAACAGATTATATCTTTATACCGACAGCTTGCAGAGTGGCTGAGAGAGTTAATGGCATTAAAAGAAAATGATGATGTAAAAGATGTATTCAAGAATTGCGATACTTGTAAATATCAATCTTTAGAGCCTGATGATTTCCCGTGCGATAGATGCTGTCATCGTTATATTAACCAATACGTCTATGATGATAAAAGGGAGGTAAACTGTGATGAATGAAGGATATAAATGCAAAGATTGCCCTAACTGTCCATATTATGAGCGAGTAACAAGCTACGGAACAGAAGAGATAAGGTGCGGAAACTATGATTGTGTACATTATGACACAGATTATATGGAGGTAGACGTTGATGAAGATTGAAATTGTATTATCAGAAAAGGAACTAAAGAAGCTGTCGGAACTGACAGATGTTGAAATAGACACAGAAGAACCTGATGACGAGGATGTGTCGTATGCAATCGGCATATTGGTTAATAACTTATAGGAGGCTCTATGTACGCTATACAAAATATAAAGACAGGGAAATTTGTATATGGCACAGACTACCGTTATCCAAGACCAAACAAGAAGTTTAGTCAAAGAACAAGCCATAATCAGATGCTTACATATGAATACTATGAAACAGCAAGAAGTGATTTCAGAAGAAGAGGTTGTGGCAAGGATTACAGAATAGTTGTGCTGAAAACTGTTGAAGTAAAGAGAGTGATAGATGAGGGTGATGGCGAATGAAAATCGGAGATATAGTTATAAATCCACACGTTAAAAAAGAGTTTAAGGGGAAACCAAATCCTATGTATAAATCTATGATTATACACATTGGTAGCGAATACACTAAATGTCTAAGGATTGATGGCAAGCAAAGCACATATTATACAAGGGATATTGAAAAGTATGAAGTGGTGGCACATATAGATATAGCAAAAATGATTATGGGGAGTGAGAGCGAATGACAATACTTGAAAAAATAAAGTTTGAGGAAGATTGGTTATCTGAAGTCAACTTGACTAAAGAAAACATGAAAATTGCACTTGAGGGAATTAGGGCAACAGTACGTGAACAACAGCAACAGCCTTGTGATGATTGCATAAGCAGAGCAGAGGCGTTAAGACATAGGCATCTTATATATGACGATGATGGAGTAGGTTATAGTGTGGTTCGTGTTGATGAAATTGAACAGTTGCCATCCGTAACACCTAAACAGAAGGTAGGAAAGTGGATTGATGATGGTTGGTACGCAGAAGGACATAGCGAACACGCTTATAGATGTTCAGAATGTGATGAACACTATATTGGATATGTGGGGGAATACAATTATTGCCCTAACTGTGGAAGCTATAACGGAGGTGAGAAAGAATGACACCACAAGAAGCAATAAACACATTAAACAGCATAAAGCAATATTACAACGATAAAAACGAGGATAGTTATGTGGGCTTTGACAACGAGGACAATGAAGCACTTGATATGGCAATCGAGGCACTTGGAGCACAGAGTTGCGATTGTGTAAGTAGAAAAGATGTAATCATTTTAATTGACGAAGCAACAGAACTACATCCGTATAAAGTGATTGGAGATTCCGAAACATATTCTAATTACAATCAAGGGTGGGAAGATGCTTGTAATTGGTTATACGCAAACATTGAGAGTGATAATCTAAAAACCGTAACACCACAGCAGAAAGCGACAGGCTCTTGGGTTGAAAAGCAAGTTGTCGATAATGAAGAGGTTGAGATAGAACAGTGGCAATCAGCAAGATGCAGTAATTGTGACAAGTATCACACAACGCCGTACTCATACTACTTTGATGATTATAATTATTGCCCTAACTGTGGGACAAAGATGGAGGTGGACAAATGAAACCATATAAAACCGATTGTTTTTATTATACAGAAGTACATGATATGGGAGCGTGTATATCGCAATGCACAAAGTATAGGCAACTAGGTAAATGTCCTTGTGATAATTGTACCGACTTTATTTTAAATAAAGAAGCACATTTAGTTATACAAGATTATGTGAGGAATAAAAAAGGAAAACCGCATTGGTTAAAACTAACACCTAATCAAAAGAGAAGCACATATTTTATTTGTTCAAGGTATATGGAAAGATGTGTTTGCATAAATTTGGATGAAAACAAAGTTAATCGTTGTAATTACAAATTTTGTCCGTGGTGCGGAGAGGAAATGGAGGTGGAAGAATGACAATACCATCTAACGTAGATATACATTTTGATGATTTTTGCAAAAGTTGTAATAATTGTGAAATTGAACTAAATGAAACTGAGAATATCTCAATGGTGACATATTATGAATTGCAGATATATCAGATCAGATGTAGAAATCGGGAAGTATGCCGAATGTGGAGAGATAAAATGAGAGGTGAGAAAGATGGCACCGAATAGTTTAAGATGTAAAATCAAGTATTTTTGCTATAATGAATTATTAAGTAGAAAACAATGTGACAGAATACTCAAGGCACTTGATATGGAGTGGATTCCTGTAAAAAAGAGGTTACCCGAAGATGAACAGGAATGTTTAATAACTTATAAAGAGGTGGGGGAATTCCATGTTGATATAGCGACATATTCCACTAATCTATGCAAAGTTGATAAATACGGTTTTCACACTAAAAAAGATATATCAGGGTTTTATGGGTTTGACGGAGAGTATGGGTATTATGAATGGAGTGATGTTGTAGCATGGATGCCACTACCTGAAAGATACAAAGAAGGGGAGGAAGAGGAATGAAATTCAAATACATCATAATGGCTGGCGGTGTGTACCACTACTGGGAAACACCAAAACACATGACGCCAGTTAAGGGAGAACCGAATATAGCAAGGACAATTAGACTACTCAGAGAAAATGGAGTCACAGACATAGCAATCAGTTCCAACGATGAACGCTTTGAACAGTTTGGAGTGCCGGTTCTGAAGCATCACAACAGCTATCGCCAAGAAAAGGACGGCACTTTCGGAGTATGGCTTGATGCGTTTTATCCGACAAACGATCCAGTTTGCTATCTGTTTGGAGACGTAGTCTTTAGTCTGGCAGCAATCAAGACAATCGTTGAAACTGAAACTGACAGCATAGAGTTCTTTGCTAGTGCAGAGCCACTTCCGGTAAACTATCCAAAGAAGTGGGCAGAACCTTTTGCATATAAGGTGGTTGATACCAAACAGTTCCGTGCAGCCATTGAAAGAACGAAGGTTTACGACAAACGTGGTTATTTTAAGAGAATGGCGGTGTCATGGGAACTCTGGCAAGTAATTAAAGGCACACCGCTGAACATAATCGACTATACCAACTACACAGCCATCAACGATTACACTTGCGACATTGATCATGAAGAGGACGTAGCAGAAATAGAAAGGTTAATGGAATGAAACAATTATCAATACTGATTCCATGCTATAACGCAGAGCCATACATTCAGGAGCTTCTTGAGTGCATAGACAAACAGATCTCGGAAAAAGTGGAAGTGATTCTTATTGATGATGGTAGTTTGAAACCGGTAAAAGCTGATTATGAGTGGCTAAAGCTGATCAGGCAGGACAACAGTGGCATCAGCAAGACAAGGAACAGACTCTTATCGGAAGCTCAGGGAGAATACATCTGGTTCATAGATGCGGATGATTTGATTACTGATAATGCAATCTCATACATCCTCAATCGGATCAATTCCACAGATTTTGACTATATGGATCTATCCTGGAAGTCGTTAGAGGATAACTCATTTAATTACAGACTCTCATCTGATCAGCAAAGGCTTCCGAATCCGAGTGTCTGCACGAGAATCTTCAAGAGATCCTTTATCGGAGACAATCGCTTTCCGGAGCATAAAGATGCAGCTGAGGATGAACACTTCACTAGAAAACTTGATCTCGGAAGGGGAAAGCATATATCCGCAATGGAATATATTTACCTATACCGGATCACAACACCAGGAAGCAACTCGAAGCGATTCATTGCAAACGAGACCAACACGAAGAGAATTGGATATTACTTTCGGAATGTAACAAGTGATATGACATATCTGATCGATGAGCTGAAGGAAGCTGATGAGGAGAATGAAGTTATATTGCTAACACATAGTAATGCACTTCCGGAACTCAGGAGATATGCACAGATTATCAGTCCGCCAAGACCATACAGAGTGATGGAGGCCAGAGGGGAATCATGCGACTACTTCAACATAATTGAGGAACCATTGAAAACTCAGGTGGTTATCTACACAAGCAAGACATATGAGATCGGAGGTCTTGAGACATTCATCTATTCATTCTGCAAGCAGATGTCCAAATACTATGACATCATGGTTTTGTATGACCAAATAGCGATGAACCAGCTCGGAAGGTTGATGAAAATATGCCGGTGCGTGAAGAATGACCTGAAGAAGCCTATAAGCTGCGACACGATAATCATCAATCGAATAAGTGACAAGATACCAGCAAATGTCAATTGCAAGCAATCAGTTCAAATGACTCACTGTATCAAGCAGCAGAACTGGCATATACCACAAGATAAGACTTACATCGTGAATGTGTCTCAGGCAAGCAAGGACAGCTTCGGAGAGGAAGCCATGAATGGAATTGTAATCAATAATCTGACAGTGCCATCAAAAACAACAAAGGCTCTGCTCCTGGTATCAGCAATGCGAGTTGGAGCGGATGATAAACAAGGGAACGATGCGAGATGTGTGAAGTTTGCCAATATGCTCGACAGAGCCGGCATCGAATATATGTGGCTATACTTCGGAGACAGACCAATGATCAACGAGCCGAAGAATATGCTCTATGCCGGAATAAAGATAGATATGAGACCATACATCGCAAGAGCCGACTATCTTGTTCAGCTGAGCGGTACGGAGGCTTTCAGTTATTCACTTCTCGAAGCGTTAGAACTTCATACTCCGGTGATTGTGACTCCATTGGAGCAAAATAAGGATATGCAAATTAAGGACGGAGAAAACGCTTATATCGTGCCATTCGATGTGGAAGGATTTGATGTGAGTAAGCTCCTGAAGATACCGAAGTTTAAATACAAGCATGACAACGAAGCAATCATCCAGCAATGGCGATCCATTCTCAGAAATACAAAGCCGACTGGAGCATACAAACCATCAGACCAAGTGGCTGTCAATGTTCTCATAACTTACAATGATTTGAGACTGGATAAGACAATCGAAGCTGGAAGCTGCATCCTAATGGATCAAGTCAGAGCAGCTGAACTACAAAACAAAGGATTAGTGAAGATATTGGAGGGGTAAGATGTCAAAAAGAGGGGTTAGGTATCGGAACTGTAATGGGTGTATGTATATGATCGGAGGTTCTGGATTTAATGATTTCAGAACGCATACAAACAGATCATGCCAGTTCATCAGTTCAGGACACTCAGCAATATATCGAAGTCGTAGGATCAAGATGGATCTGCGTGGGCCTGATCACAGTCACTGTTTGTTGAAAGATACTCGGAAGGTTAAAGAGATACCAAAGCTGAGTGATAAAGAATACCAGGCGATAGTTGATCAAGCAATCGAAGCGTGGGGAAAGGAGCAAGCAAATGAAAAAGGTGATATATATCTGTGATCAGAAGAGACCATGTAATACAAGCACATCATGTGGTCAGCTATGCAGACATACTGAAGATCCGACTTATGCAAAGAATGGAATCACATTCGATGCGGAGAATGATCCGAGGTTTGAGGATGTAAACAATCGCTATTGGTGGGAGAAGGAGGTTGAGTCATGATATCGGAAGACCAGATCAGAGACATCATAAGACAGACCGCTCAGGAGACTGTCAAACAGCTGAGAGTCCAGGGCATGATCAAGGATGCTGAAGATGCCAACTACAAAGACATATCCGAGATACTTCGTGAATACTACCGGACCGGAGAGAAAGACAGTCAAATGACATATGCTCTGCTTACACTTCGACTTGATCCATACTTTCAGATACTGGAGAAGTATTACAAGAACGGTGAGAAGATAGAGAGTATTGCTCAAGACTTCGGAGTTGACAACTCAACTATTGTTCGGAAGAAGAGGGAGCTTTGTCTCCGCTTGTACTACGCTTTATAAAAAGATATGCAAATTATGTGCATATATATTTCTTGACTTCACTTTCGTATAATAATACTTGAGAGAGTGTGCCTGGGTGAAATATAAGAACTACTTTAGTCTCCTAAGAATATATTGCATAAGTAGCTCATAAATACACAATGCCTCGTAGCCTGGGTGCATTCTTATTCTGGGATCGGAGGGCAAAGTCATGAAGATCGATTGGAAAAGAAAACTGACATCAAGGAAGTTCTGGATGGCAATAGCTGGATTCATTACAGCCTTGATGATATATAGAGGAGCTTCAGAAGCTGCGGCTGAACGTGTCACTTGTCTAATCATGGCAGGTGCTTCTGTCATTGCGTACATCATCGGTGAAGGACTTGCCGATGCTGGCAATGCCGGAATTTCATTTGACGATACTGTCACTCTTGATGATTCATTTGAATTGAAAGAGGAGGCAGATCAATGATCGCTTATGTAATTTCAATCGTTCTGTCGGTAACTTCCGGAGTTCTTTTGTCTATTGTGAAAAACCTCATGGACGAGAATAAGAGGCTCAAACAAGAACGAGAGCAGAAGGACGCAGCCATGCAGGAAGGTATGATGCTTCTCCTGAAAATAAAGTTGATCGAGTATCACGATAAATACATGAGTGCGGATGATATACCATCATACGTCTATGACAACTTTGATGAAATGTATAAAGTATATGAAACGCTTGGCGGAAATGGAATGGTCAAGCATATGAAAGAATCGATTGATAAATTGAGAATAACAACAGGAGTTCTTCGGAAGTAGGTGGGTGAATGGCAAGAGGTAGAGCGAACAAATACGATACTCACATAAAGCCATACTTAAACGAGATAACTGAATGGTGTCATGAGATGACGGAAAAGCAGATTGCCAAGAAGCTTGGGGTTGCTTATTCGTCTTGGTGTTTGTATAAGAATGAACACTCGGAATTATCGGAAGCGATTAAAAAGGGCCGACAGGATCTTGTCTCACAGCTTCGCAGCACTCTCATCGAACGAGCCAAAGGTTTTCAGTATACCGAACGGAAGGTCATTAAAGAAGGAGGAGTTGTAATTCGAGAAGAGATTTATACGAAGTCAGCACTTCCTGATGTTGCTTCTCTGAACTTACTCCTCAAGAATTACGATTCTGAAAATTGGAGTAACGATCCTCAGATCATTGAGCTTCGGAAGAAAGAACTGGTACTCAGAGAAAGACAGATCGAGGCGAACGAATGGCAATGACAACACTCAAAGATTTCTACCATACAGAATCATGGAAGAACTTTGCTCGTCAAATAAAACTGGAGCGAACCAACGAGGATGGTCAGATCATTTGCGAATACTGCAACAAACCAATCCTCAACTCATATGACTGCATAGCTCATCACTGTAATACATATCTTACAGAAGAGAACGTGAACGATGCGGAGATAGCTTTCAATCCTGAGAACATTCAGCTCGTGCATCATCGCTGTCACAATCTCATTCATGAGAAGTTTGGATGCAAGCGAAGAGAAGTCTACCTGATCTACGGTTCACCTTGCTCCGGTAAATCAACATACCTCGAACAGGTGATGATGCCAGGAGATTTCATCATCGATTTGGATTTAATGCGACAGTGCGTATCAGGTCAGCCTCGACATACGATACAACCTCAACTCCGCTCGATTGTTTTCGGAATGCGTGATTACTTGATGGAGTGTGTTCGATATCGAAGAGGCAAGTGGCAACGCTGCTATATCATCGGTGGCTTTCCTCTTCAGTCGGAACGTGAACGCATATGCGATGAGACAGGTGCCATAGAGATTTACATTGAATCAACAAAAGAAGAGTGTATATATCGCCTAGAAAATAATCCTGAGAATCGTGATGTGTCGGAATGGAAGAAATTCATCGATGAATGGTGGAGCAGATACACTTTGAGTTTTGACTGACACCGCCCGGGGTGATTTTCAAAATGAGCTTGGGGCCAC